AGTTCATCCTCTTCTCGCGCTGGAGGATCAGCATGTTGCGGGCGTAAGCCTGCTCGGCCTTCCGCCCGGTCGGATCCGCGCGCATCTCGTCGGGGAAGTTGTCGTGCGCCGTCTCCCGCTGCTCGCGGGTCAGCGTCACTCGAGTGGGGTTGGCGCCGCCGCCGTTGCCCCGGCTGACCGGGGCGGCTGGCGGCGCGGTGCGCCGGGTGTCTGCCACGGGTTCACGCCTTTCGGTTTCACGGTTGCCGAACAGCCTGTCCTCCACGTAGCGGATGTAGGCGGGGCTGTCGGTGGAGATGCCTTCGCCGACCGCGTCCCAGTGGGCCGCCATCAGCTTGGCGTTCTTCGCCAGGTCGGTGATGTAGTCGGGGTGCGCGCGCACCCAAGCGGCGTGCGGGGGCGGCAGACCGCTGGCGACAGCCTCGACCGGGTCGCTCGGCGCCGCCGCCGCCCTCGGCTGCTCGCGCGGGGCGGTCTTCAGCTGCTCGAGACCCATCTCGATCTGGGTTTCGCGGTAGGCGGCGCGGGCGAGTTCCGCCTGGATGTCGGCGGCCTGCCCGAAGTCCTGCACCGCCATCGCCTCGGCGAAGTTCGCCTTCAGAACGGCCATGTTCTGCTTCACGCCGTCCAGCGCGGTGGTCAGCATCTGCACGTTGGCGTCTTGGACGCCGCCAACCGCCGCTACCCGGGCCTGTTCAGCCTGGCTGGCGCGCTCCTCGGCCTGCCGGCGGGCCGAATCGGACGCCTGGAGGCGCGCCTTGAGCTCTTCGATGCCCTCCTGGGCCGGTATCTCGCGGTTTTGGGCCTCCGCGTCGGTCTTTTGCGGCGTTGGAGGCGCGTTTTGCCCGGTTTCGCCGCCTTCCTCGGCATAATCGATCTCGAGCGCGTCTTCCGGGGCCGGATGTTCGCGGGTGTGGGTCGGCAGCGGCTCGTTTTCGAGGTCCGCGAGCGCCAGTTCGACTGCGTCGGCAGTGTCGGCCATCGTTAGTTCCTCACCACACCTGATCCGGCTGATCGACGCGCCCGCGTACGTCGACGTCCTCGAGGATCCGGCACTTCACGCGGTTGATGGTGCACGCCCAGCCGTCGCTGACCTTGTAGAAGACCCAATCGCCGACCCCGATGTCCTCCGGCCAGGTCCAGGCGCCGCTCGGCTGGAACGCCTGCGGGCCCAGCTTGACGATGAGGCCGATCTTGCCCTGGTGGATGTCCTCCTCGATGTTCGAGGCGGGGCGGATGATGCCGCCCTTGGTCTTCTCCGGCGCGACGTAGATCGCGCAGAGCACCTGGGTGTGGAACAGTTCCAGCTGGGAGATGTCGCCGATCTCCTCCAGCAGCTTCGCCGCCGGGTCCTCGTCGTGCGCGAACGCCGTCGCGGGCATGGTCTACCTCTCGTCCAACTGCTTTGCGGCGTCGGCGCACCACTCCCCGAACTGGTCGAGGGCGCGGACGAAGCCGACCTCTTCCCGGTAGGCGGGATAGTCAGCCAGGCCGCCGACCAGCCGCTCGACCGCCGCCTCGCGCTCGTCGGCGACGATCTCCTTGAGCTTCGCTTCCAGCTGCGGGGCCGACGCCATGCGCTATCCGCTCTTGCGACGGCTCCAGGGCAGGATGCCCCGGCGCCCCATGCGCGCGGTCGCCCGCTGCGCCACTGATGCGTCGCTCTCGTCAGCGCCGCGCTCCCGATGGGCCTTCACGAAGGCGTCGTGCGTGCCGAGCGTCGGAGAGCCGCCATCGATCAACAGATCCCGCGACCGCTTCAAACCAGACGGGAGATCATCGTCGTCGCCCGCGCCCCCGCCGTTGGCGCGCCGCAGACCCGCACCCTCCCGCGAGCGGGCGCCATACGCCTTGGTCTTCTCGAGCCGCCCGAGGCCGGATCCTGACCCGGCTTCCAGCTTCGGCGCCCGTCCGCCGCGGGCGCGCGGCGGCATGCCTGGCGGACCAGCGCCCATCGGCACCGGGACCGGCATCGGCATGGGCGCCCCTGGGGACGGCGCGCCGCCAGGCGGCATCGGCATCGGCATGGGCGCCGCCGGCGCTGGCGGCTTGATCGCCAGGTTGGGCGGCAGACCGCCGTCTGGCGGGCCCGCACCCTGCGGGTTCATGCCGCCGGGGGCGATGACGATGTTGATCTTCGTGCCCTTGCCCGACTTGCCGCCTCGAGCGCGCGCAACCCGTCCGCCATCCGCCTTCTCAGCCCGACCGCCCCGGCACTTGGCGCACTTGCAGTCCTTCGGATGCTCATCGGCGCCCATCGCCTTGTGCTCGGCGAGATGCTGCTTCAGGGCGCCCTCGGCGACCTTGCCGCCATCGGCGCGGGCGACGCGGCCGCCCTCAGCCAGGCCGGGGTGACGTTCAGAGGGACCTGCCGAGCCGTAACGGTCGTGCGCCCTGGCGCGACCGCCATCGCGCAGCATCTGGGCGCGGTTGCCGGGGAAGTTGAAATTGAAGCGGCCCTGACCGCCCATGCCCGCCGCCAGCGGCGTGGCGAGCGGGCCACCATCCGCACGCGCGACCCGCCCGCCTTCCGCTCGCACGATCTGGCGGGGCTCGTCGACCTCGGCGGCCGACGCGGACTTCTTGGTCAGTTCGCGGGTGTGCGCCGCGCCGGCGCGCTCCTTGCGCGGGACGTAGCCGCCCTCGGCGCGGTGCGCGGCCCCGCCTTCCTTCAGGCCGAGGTCGTGCTTGCGCCCGGCCCGGTCCTCGTTGGCCTCCTTGGCGTCGCGGTTGACGTAGGCGGTCCCGAAGCCGCCGCCGTTCTTGCGGGGCGCCCGGCCGCCGTTGGCGCGGGCGTGGGCGCCCGTGACGGCGCCGCCGGAGGCGCGCGCCTGGCGGCTCACCGGGCGCATGCCGGTCTTAACATCCGCGTCGATCGGCTCGCCCGGCGTGAAGCTGGAGGAGTCGACGCTCTGGGCGTCCTCGCCGCCGCCCAGGCGGGCGGCCTTGTCGCGCATGCTCTCGCGATGACGTTGGGCGGCAGCTGCGCCGGCTTCAGACATCGGGGGACTCCGGGTGCGGGATGTGGGTGAGGGCGATGCCATCGTCGCCGGCGTCGCCGACCCGCAGGCCGGGGCGCAGCCGCGTGTCGGCGTAGGGGTTGGGCGGCTCGCGCAGCGCCATCGCCAGGTTCAGCGCGTCGCTGAGCAGCTTCTCGACGATGACGAGGTCGGGATCGGCCATCTCGAGCGTGCGGGTGGCGTGGCCCAGCATCACCTTCAGTTGGTTGATCTTCTTCTGGTCAGGCATGGGTCACTCCGACTTCTTCTTGGCCGCCGCGCGCTTGGCGGCGGCCTTGGCGGCGATCTTCGCCGTCTCGATCGCGTTCTTGCGGTCGCGCTCGCCCTCGGCCGCCTCATGCTGGTGATGGATGTCCGCCTCGGCGAGGCTGGCGTGGTGCCCCATCACCGCTTCGCCGGCGCTCGCCTGGTGGGCCAGCATCGCCTTCACCAGATCCACATGGTCGGAGTGCTGTTCGGCCTCGCGGTCGAGCGCCCGATCGTGCGACTGCAGCTGCATCTCGCCCAGCTTGGCGTGGGCGTCGAAGCGCCGGGTCTCGGCGTCCATCAGCTTGGCCTTGGCGTTGATGCCGTCGAGCGTCGTCGGCTGCTGCATGTTGGCGGGCCCGAAGCCGCCCTGGACGATCTTGGCCTGGGTCTCGGCCGCCTTGGCCTGCGCGACGTGCATGCGGGCCTGCGCATCGGTGGTGCGGGCGTCGGCCTGCTGCAGCTTGGCCTTCATCTCGGCCTGCATCTGCTGGAGTTCGGGCGGCGGGTTGCTCATCGCCTGCGGCGGCACGAAGAACTGCTGCGGATTGTTCACCCCCATCGTCTTCAGGCAGTAGGTGTCGACGGCGATCGGGTCGTAGAGGCTCTGGCTCGCCCCCTGTAGTTGCTTGATCCCCATCGCCTTCATCAGGCGCTGCAACTGGCTCGAGGTGTTGGGGTCGGCCTGCGGGACGAGGTCGCAGCTGGAAAGCGCCAGCAGGAAAGTCTTGGCGTCCCAGTTCTGGCCGGAGAAGCCCTTCTTCTCGCAGCGCAGGAAGTCCTCGGGATGCTCGCGGAACAGCGCCACCAGCAGCATGAACTCCTTGGCCTGGGCGGTGTGCACGCGCTTGTGGACGCTGTTCTCGATCTTGGTCGCCTGGTCGATCAGCGCCAGCGTGGTGCCCACCGGCGCGTCCTGCTTGCCCTCGCCCACCTGGATCTCGGCGGTGCCGCCGATCCGGGCGCCGGTGGTGGCGATGCTCTCGATCAGCGCCATCAGCGGCGGCATCTGGGTGGTGTTGTAGGGCAGCGGCAGCACCGACTGCTGGATGGGCTTGCCCAGGGTGTCGACCGGCATGCCGCCGCCGGGCGGGACGCGGAGGATCGAGGTCTGCTGGCGGGTGGCCGCCTTGGCGATCAGGAAGCCGGGGAAGTTGGCGAACATGCCGTTGTCCAGCATCTCGCGCCAGGCGGCGGTGATCGCGTTGGTGGTGTTGCCGAGGATGTGGCCGAGGCCGAGCGCGTAGAAGCCGAAGCCGGGGACGTAGCAGTACTGCACGAACGTCTCGCGGCGCTTCGGCAAGGTGTCGTCGTCGTCGGGCTCGTCGTAGTCGCGGACCAGCGACAGCACCTGGCGCGAGGTCACATCGACCGTCACCCGGTAGGGGATCTCCAGGCCGCTGGGGCGACCCTTCCACTGGTGCTCGTACCCGACGAGGTCGAGGTCGCAGTAGATTTCGTAGAGCTGCCGGTCGCGGTCGTCGGGGTTCATGCTGACATCGGACACGCCCTGCTGGCGGCGCATCTCGCGCTGCGCCTCGTCCAACTGCGGCTCGACCGGGCTGCCGAGGTCGATGTCGCGGTAGGCCCCGATGATCTGCATGCGGCGGATCGTGGTCGGGCTCATCATCAGCCGGTGGGTGACCCGCCTGGCGTTGGCGAGGTCGGTGGCGTCGTTGGAGACGATCAGGTTCTCGGCGGTCACCGTCTCCGAGACGGGGCGCATCCGAAGCGGGCAGCGGTAGACCTTCTTGAAGGCGGTGCCCTCGAGGCCCAGGCGGAAGAACATCCGGTCGGTGTCGGGGTAGTACTCAGTCGCGTGCGCCGTGAGGTAGTGGTTCATGTCCTTCTCGAGCGACATGGCCAGCAACTCGGTCTCGGCCCCGCCGGTGGTGCTGTCGTTCCTGATCTTCATCGGCCCATCGGCCGGCAGGAACTCGCCGCGGGCGTTGGCCTGGAAGCGCAGCACGCTCTCGAGGAGGAGCGGGTGGCGCACCTTGCTCATGCCCTCGACGGGCGCGCCGTCCGGCGACCCGGCGGTGTTCGGCACTTCGATGGTAACGCCCAGCAGCTTGACGAAGGTGGCGACCGTGTCGGTCCAGTCCTTGCGGCTCTGCTCGTCGTCTGCGACCCCCCGCAGCAGGTCCTCGGCGACCATGCCCAGCTGGCCCTCGTCCATCTCCTCGGCGAGGTTCCTGAACCAGGCGCGCGCGCCGCTGTTGTGACCGAGGCCGGGCAGCAGCGGCTTGTCGTTC